ATATGAGGTAGCACCATGCTCTCCACCGCTCAAAACACGCCCCCTTCTTCTGCCCCTGTGATGCCACCGGCATACCCACGCGATCGCTTTATGCGACTGCCGGAAGTGATCCACACCACTGGCCTGTCCCGCTCCACCCTTTACGACTTAATCAGCCGTCAGCAATTTCCCGCCCAGATTTCTCTCGGCGGCAAGAACGTGGCCTGGCTGGCTTCCGAAATAGAGGGCTGGATGAATGACCGCATCGCCGCACGCGCTCAGGAGAGCATGCAATGATTTCTCTGTCTGTCGGTCATCATAATATCCAGCTCAATACACAAGAGGCGGCCTATCTAGCTGAAGGCCTGATGGCTGACGCCTGCGGCAGAAAAAACACTTTGCCTGCGTTTACCAGCAACACCCTGGGCATTTTATCCGTAACAGCAGAAGGCGTTAGTTCAGAGGCTGATTCACACTTCCGATCAAATCCGCAGCAGTCCGATCAAGTCCTGACCGATTGCTAAGGAGAAACGGCTAATGCTTCAAAAAAGGCTTTTCTCTGGCGAGCCCCTGCTCTATAGTTTTTGTGCTGCCGCAAAATCGGCAACCGGGCGTGGAAACCCGAGCAACTCAATGGCGACACAACACGCGCCAGGCGTGTTTTTTTATGTCGATGCCTCAGCGCACCTGTTTTTTGCACAATGGTTTCTTAACCGCTGTGCTTATCAAACAATGGTAGCTCAGGCGGGGCAGCCTTCGGGCTGGCCGGTATTCATTGAGGCCGGTATTTCCACCCCCGTCTGGGCTACCACCCATAAGCGTGGAAACTTCGGTGGTAGCAATAACCATTACTCAATGGAGGCTGCCACCTTGGCTACAACCCTCACCACGCCACACCCTAAATTTACGTTCCTGTTCGCCGCCGTTCGCCGTGCTGAACCTAAAGCGCCGGTTTGTATGCTGCGCTCCGCCGCCGACAATGAACATTCTGCCCGTCGCCTGCTTGCCCGCGACTATGTGCTGTGCTTTGCCGGTCGCCTGCCAGCCCAGGAGACCGCATGAACAAGCTCGCTTCCTTCTATTTCGCCAACACCCATTACCCTATTCCTCATGCTGATTTCCTGCGTCTACAACACGCGCACAACGTCGGCGTGATGTTCCTCGACATGCTTGATACGCAGGACACCTTCGGGCATGTACCCAGCGGCGATCAGCTGAATTCCATGGCCTCCGTTGTTGCGCTGCTGACTGACCAGCTTGGCAAAGTGGTAGACACCTGCGAGACCGCCATAAAAACGCAAATGGAGGATGTCTACGAATGAATACGACTCAGCAATCCTGCCTGCCGGTTGAAGTGCTCACTGCCCTCTACCGGCGCGCCCTCGCACAGGCTTATCTCGACGCCTGTACCGCCTACGGCGTTGAAACCGGCTACTCGCTTGATGAACTGCAAATGACCATCGCTAAAGAAGTCGAGAGCTACTATGTCCGTCAGCACGGCGCAAAGCTGGGTATGGACATCGCATGCGCCATGCTGCGCGACATGGTGCAGCCCGATATTTTGGTGGCAAAACCCCGCTTGACACCGCTCGGAGAATCCATGATGGACGAGCTGTTCCGGCCTTATCTTCACACCACTCCTGAAACCACGCTGCACTGACAGAGGCGCATATGACACAAATGATTGTTCAAAACACCGTGAGCGCCGCGACAGGGCGCTGGCCTCAGCTTCTGCCCGCACTGGGTATAAACGTTACCCCTCACGGGCATCATTCAGCCTGCCCCGTTTGCGGGGGGAAAGACCGCTTTCGCTTCGATAATCAGGCAGGAAGAGGCACCTGGATATGTAACCATTGCGGTGCCGGTGACGGGCTAAATCTGGTTGCGAAAACCCTGGATATCACCACGAAAGAAGCCGCCGTGAAGGTGGCTGAAATTCTGGGAGAGGCTCAGACCCTTGCGGTTCATCACGACGAGGCCGCAGTACAGCAGCAAAAAGACGATGCCCGCCAGAAGGCAGCCGCGCAGGCGAAAATGTTGGTGAATGCCGCCCGCAAAGCGGCAGGCAATGCCTATCTGGAGAAAAAAGGCTGGGCGGATAAGGAGGCGCTGACCTTACAGGGCAACGGCCTGCGCGTAGGCGGCTTAGATTTCGCGGCGGGTGACCTGGTCATTCCGCTTTATGATTTGTCAGGTAATCTGGTCAACGCCCAGCTTATTAACGGATCAGGAGCTAAACGCATGCTCGCGGGTGGACAGGTTACCGGCGCCGCTCATCATTTTGAAGGGAACGACAACACCGCTATCTGGATGGCAGAAGGTTATGCTACCGGTCTGACAATACATGCGCTGACGGGTGAAACCGTGTATGTGGCACTGAGTGTCAATAACTTCCCTCATCTGGCCGAGTGCCTTCGGGAGAAAAGCCCTAATGCCGTGCTGCTTATGGCGGCAGATAATGATGAGAACGGCACAGGACAGAAGAAAGCGAAAGAAGCCGCAAATCTGGCCAGCGGAAAGGTTGCGCTCCCCTTAGTCGCCGGTGACTGGAACGATGTATTCATGCAGGAAGGACGTGACTACACGCTGGAACAGCTCCGCGCTTTTAATAAGCCATCTGCGCAGAGCCCTTTTGAAACGGTCAGTGACGCAGACCTTAAATCCATGAGCGCAAGCGAGAAAGCGGAACTATTAATAACCCATTATGAACAACGATTAGCTGTGCCGCAGGTGGGAGAGGATCTCTGCCGCTATGAGAACGGTGCGTGGCAGATATTACCCCACGGCGTTCTCAGCCGTGAGATCGCCGCTTTATTTCAAAAGATCCGCGCCCCCTTTTCGGCACCTGGTATTAGCGGAATTATTGATACCTTGAAGCTGATGGTGCCTCAAACAGGGAAACCGGCGAGAAGTTTGATAGGATTCCGCAATGGGGTATTTGATACCGTCACAGGACATTTTAGTCCCCACAGTCCAAACAATTGGCTGCGAACCGTAAACAGTGTTGATTACACACAACCTAAAGCCGGTGAAAACCTTGCAGAGTATGCCCCTAACTTCTGGCAATGGTTAACACGAGCTGCAAACCAGCAAAGTGAAAAACAAGAGCGCATACTCGCCGCACTTTTCATGGTGCTGGCAAACCGTTACGACTGGCAACTGTTCCTTGAAGTGACGGGGCCAGGCGGCAGCGGTAAAAGCGTAATGGCTTCCATTGCCCGCATGCTTGCGGGAGAAGACAACACCACCTCCGCCAGCATCGAGACTTTGGAATCCGCGCGTGAGCGTGCTTCTGTGGTGGGATACTCACTGATTGTGTTACCAGACCAGGAGAAATGGAGCGGCGACGGCGCAGGAATCAAAGCCATCACCGGCGGCGATGCGGTAGCGATTGACCCGAAATACCGTGACGCTTATTCGGCACATATTCCGGCGGTGATTCTGGCGGTGAATAACAACCCGATGCAGTTCAGTGACCGAAGCGGAGGCGTATCGCGCCGGCGGGTGATCATTACCTTCCCCGAGGTGATACCCGCGAATGAACGAGATCCACAGCTGATAGAGAAAATAGGGCAGGAACTGGCCGTCATTGTTCGCCACCTGATGCAACGCTTCACCGTTCCCAGTGACGCACGCGAACTATTACAGGCACAGCAGAATTCCGATGAAGCACTGGAGATAAAACGCAACGCCGATCCCTTGGTTGATTTCTGCGGTTACCTGCTCGCTGTCAGCACACCAAACGGCCTTTATATTGGCAACGCCAACATTATTCCAGCCAACCCGCGCAAGTACCTCTATCACGCTTACCTTTCGTTTATGGAAGCACGAGGCCATCAACGCACAATGAACCTGACGGCCTTTGGTCGTGCAGTGCCACATACCCTGAAAGAATACGAGGTTGAGTTTTTGAAGCATAAAACCAGTCAGGGTATGCAAACCAACCTGATCCTAAGTGAAGACTGCGAGTCGGATTGGTTGCCGAAATGCGGAGCTTAAAAAATCTAAACACAAACCGGCTCAGGCCGGTTTACTGCATAAAGCGCCAATCATAAATCGATTATTCATATGCCATCTGCTTAAATCATCAATCGGTTAAACTACTTCTAATTTCATTTTTTACTTCTAAATACTTGTTAAGCGTGTTAAAACGACAATACGGCTCTGCCTTAAATAGCCGTGGTTGTTTCGCCACGATTTAGATATTGTAAGCACATCACGCCTCCTTCCAAGCTGGCCGATGTAATCGCTAAGTGGCTGATCGCGCTTAACGTTGCGTAAAGTGATATGGCAGAGCCGTAATTCTTACTATACGAAAAGGTATGTTCAGTGTCCCTTAGTGAAAAAATTCTGGTGCTTAGCCTTTTAAACGCTGCTGAAAATATTAATTCAGATCCTCTCCCTGATATTATAGACGTCGAACCTAAGCCATTTGTGGTCGCGAAAAACATAAGGTGGAAAAACAAAAAGCTTAACAATAAATTTTCAATTGAATTAAAAGAGCTAATTTCACTTTGCAAGAACATAAATGAAGGGAAATTAACAATAACATCCCCTACAGATGTAGCGAATCTTCTGCAGGTTCCAACTGGGCAGTTATTGCATATACTTTACAAAAGGAAAAATAATTACTCGCAGTTTGAAGTTAATAAAAAGAATGGTGGCATTAGAAAAATAAGCTCACCCAACAGTAGCATTTCAATATTACAAGAAAGACTAAAAATCATTTTGGATTATTTTTACAGGCCTAAGAGATGTGCGTTTGGATTTATTAGCGGAAAAGGTATAATCGACAATGCTGATAAGCATAAAAAAAAGAAATATGTTGTCAATATTGATTTAGAAAACTACTTTGGCACAATAACCTTTCCAAGGGTTTATGGTATTTTCAAAAATAAACCATTTAATTTCTCTCATTCAGCCAGTAGTGTCCTTGCCCAACTTTGTACTTGTGATGGAATCCTCCCTCAAGGCGCGTGTACTTCTCCCGTATTAGCAAATATAGCAACAGCTTCACTTGATAAGCAATTAACCCAGCTAGCTAAAAAGAAAGGAATAACTTATACACGATATGCCGATGATTTGACGTTTTCCTTTAACCAACACACGATGGAAGATATTATAAAAAAAGAAGATGGCTTAGAAAAATTTGAAATAGGAACCCACTTAAAACATATTATAGAAAATAATGGCTTTAAAATTAACCCAAATAAATTCCGCGTTCAATTAAAAAATGAGAGGCAATCAGTTACAGGTCTAGTCGTAAATGAAAAAGTAAACCTGGAACGAGAATATATTAGAAATACAAGGGCAATGATTTTCGGGTGGTGTAAAGACAAAAACGCGGCCTCTTTAAAATTTGCTGAACTCAAAAAAATTGATTGCAACGATATAAAAAAAGCTACTTCAATGCTCAGAAATCACATTTACGGGCGACTAAGCTTCATTAAATTAGTACGAGGAAAGGACTTTCCAACTTATCTTAAACTTATGGCTTTGATGAGTCATAACGATCCCATAAAGACAAAAGAAGGTATTAGAGCCATGAAAGAAACAGAAACTTACGATGTTTTTATATGTCATGCTAGCGAAGACAAAGAGGAAATTGCAACACCGATATTTAACTCTTTAGAAAAAATAGGAATCAATGC